AGAGTCTAATGCCATTAGCAAGATCGCTCGATCTACCAACAGTTCTAATGGTGCTACTTTATATGTCACATTGGCTCCATGTTTTGACTGTGCTAAACTCATCATCCAGTCTGGCATAGTAAGGGTAATTTACAAAGACCACTATAAAAACAATGGACTAAATTTGTTAGCTAAGGCTGGCGTTAAGGTGAACTCAATTTATGAATACGACCAAGACACAAGTGACGAAGAATTTCCCGGAAGCCACTACAAAGGAGACTTTGGATACTACAGTTGAGCAGACGAAGGAGTACTTACGAGAACAAATCTCTAAGTGGAAGCGTATACTCAACGAAGATTATAGGACAGATAGTAACAACCGCTTGGAGTTGCATTCTAGCGGTAGACTAGAGGGCGCAATCAACGCCTTAGCTTTTATAGAGAGACTAGAGGAAAAAAATGGCAAATAAGTTTAGAAGTATTGCGGACGACGTAGCCGATATTGTTAAGGATAAGCAGGAGGCTTACGGAGACTCTTTTGGTAAGAGTGGTGAGTGTCTTAGGCAAATGTACCCTCAGGGTATTGATCCTGAGCAGTATGATGACCTACTCACCGTTGCGCGTATTCTTGATAAGCTTTTTAGGATTGCCAACAACCCTACTGCCTTTGATGAAAACCCCTACCAAGACATTGTTGGGTATGGCCTACTCGGAATGCATCGTCACAACCCTGCTCCCGAACCTCTCCAACCGTTACCTCCCCAGAGTCTAGCGCAAGAGAAACCTAAGAAGGACTGGGACGATATTGATATTGATGACTAGCAGTTCCACTTCTTGAGTGAGAGGCTGAGACGATCCTTGCCTGTGTTGTTACTGGCTTTTTGTCTCTTCCTCATGCCACTCATGCGAGCGCAGAAAGACTTTCTTCTCTTAGCGGACTTGCTGCCCTTCTTTAACTTGGAGGGCTTAGTGGTAACAGCAGTCTTTAATTTAGAGCCGGGATTTTCTCGCTTATAGGAGTCTACACCTTTTTGATTAAGACCACCCTCTGGATTCTTTCCTGCCTTCTTCTGCCATGCGGCTTCTAGCAATTTCGCAGTCCTGTAATAGAAGTCTTCCTTAACTTTCTTTTTCTTTTTAGTCTTTTTCCCTTGCTTTTTGCGGCAGGAATCGTTAGAATAGGGGGTCTTGCCGGGAACGGGTTCGTATCCCTTCCAGCACCGCTCAATTAGTTCTCGCATAGTCTTCATACCTTATATACTCATGAACATTTTTGTCCTCGATAAAAATCCCAAAATCGCAGCAGTTATGCATTGCGATAAGCATGTACCTAAAATGATCCTAGAGACCGCACAGATGCTCTCAACGGCTCACCGTGTGTACGAAACTGCACAGGCCGAAGGTCTTTACAAGCAAGCCCACCTCAATCATCCATGCACAAAATGGATTCGTGAGTCTGGTGCTAACTATCGTTGGGCTTGGCATCTGTACCATGAACTTCTGGTAGAGTTTAAGAAGCGTCGAGGCAAGTACCACAAGTCTGGAGAGCTTCTCCATGACCTCGCCCACACTCCTCATGGGATGCCCGAGATTGGCCTCACGCCCTTCGCTCAAGCTATGCCCGACGAGTACAAGCATGAGGACGCTGTGGAGGCATACAGAGCCTACTACATGGGCGACAAGGCTGCGTTCGCCAAGTGGGAGTGGCCTACCGCTCAGACCCCTCGTTGGTGGTTTGAAGAAAATTCCGAAAAGGGCTTGCAATCCCTCGAAACTGTGGTATAATAGGGGCATGAACAGCGAAGATAGCATTAAAGACGGCGACCGAGTGGAAGTTTACTGGAACCTCCACAAGGATTGCTTTTCTGTCCGCAAGAACGGTCGAGTAGTGGACTACCTTTATGGTGGTGAGGACTACCTGACCCTTACGGATGTAAAGTTTGTTGTTCAACCTGCGGGGAGAGAGCGGGTACTTCGTGAGCGCAAGAAGAATGTTCATGCGTTTGTCCGAGGTACTGTCAGCTTCTCTTCTCCAGTAGCTTATCAACAAAAGGTTAGCTACAACCCCTACAAGATGGGGTCTTTTTTCACCAAGTTTGGGGGCAATTGCACCCCTGTTTTTTCCGCTAAGAGAGCAACCCTCTCTGATCAACGAGTAACCATCAATCCTTAGGAGATTATTATGGGACTAGACATGAGTGTATACGCCACCGAGGGCGAGATTCTGACCGATGACAACTGGGACATCCCCAAGAAGGAGTACTATTGGCGCAAGGCTAACCAGATTCATAACTGGTTCGTAAAAAACGTCCAAGAGGGTGAGGATGACTGTGGCCTTTATGAGGTCAGCGTTAGCCAACTCCAGAGTCTCAAGAAGACTGTGGCAACGGTTATCCGTGACCATAAGAAAGCTGCGAAGCTTCTTCCTACCTCTTCTGGATTCTTTTTCGGCGGTATCGACTATGATGAGTGGTATTGGGAAGATGTTAATAGTACTCTGAACTATGTGAATGAGATGCTACAGCAGCACAAGGATAACCCTAACACTAAATTCTTTTACGCATCAAGCTGGTAATATTATGAAAATTGAAATGACTGACAAGTGGGTGCAACGTGCCCTTATCGCTTTCTTGGGCCTTGGTGCCTGTTCTTATGGGTGCATGTTTGTCACCTACATCCTATGGTTCATGGGGATTTGGCCTTCCGCAGCATGAGAGTATTAAATGATTACAGGGGGGAAATGAATGGAGACGTTCGCCTTACCCCCCAAGATATTAAAATGATCGCTTACTGCCTTTCATGGTGTGAGGGTGATGAGGCCATCGGCTGTGATGCTGAGTTGTACTCTTTTGGTAAACTAGCGGACCAGTTTCGCGCAATGGATTTACATTTTCAAGAAAAGGCTGTTGACAGCGACTCTTGATTGTGATATAATAGCCGCATGAAACGAAAAGTTACTGTGGATGTAACGCTTTCATGGACCTTCGATGAGAAGGAATGGAGTGATGAAAAAGCACACATCGAAGCCATGAGAGCGGACCCCAAACAAATTCTGGGCTATGACATTATTCATAGCATTTTCTGTCTTAACGAAATCACAACCCCTGAAGAGAAGGATATTAAAGTTTATGTCGCTGACTGATGAACAATGGAGCAAGATTGATAAGAAGTATGGTAAGCTGATGTACAAGATCAGCCACCAGATCAGCGGAGACAAGGCTACGGCCAACTTTGATGATAACTTGCAGGACATTCGCCTCTCCGCTATGGAGGCTGTGATGGGTTTCGAAAAGCAGAACGATGGGGCTAACGGTAGCTTTGATGAGTTCTGGGGCACCAAGGGCTTCGACCAGTACATTAAAACGTGTATGTGGACTAAGAAGAACAACAAGGGCGCGAAGATCACTAAGAAGGCTCCGATCCTCAAGGGGACTGTATCCACCGACAAGGAGGAGATCCTTGAGATCGAGGAGTGTACTGGTGATCCTGAGATTGCCATGCTACTGGAAGAGATCTCTTACCACCTCACTCCTACGCAGCAAGCAATTGTTACCATGGTGGTCAAAGACCCCAACCTGATTAAGCCTAGCGGTAAGATGAACATCAAGCAGATCGCAGAGGCTCTAGACCTCACTTGGTTTGAGACTGATAAACAAATCAAGAGCCTTTCAATGATGTTGGAGAACGAGCTATAATAGCTACAGAAGCGAATATTCCTGTGCATTATGCACTTGAGGACCATAAATATGTATGAGTACAAAGTTTTTAGCACAGACGTAATTTCCGATCAGGGGCTCAATGCGCTCCTACAAGAAATTTCCCACAACGGGTGGGAGCCTATCCAGATTGAATGGGATAAGATGCAAGTCTTTGCTCGGAAACCATTGATGCTCACCGATTAGGAGAATAGATATGAAGTATTTTGCAATTATGCTCGCCGCTCTGACGCTTGCGACCCCTGCTTTCGCACAGCGTGAGCAAGGCCCCTCTCGTCGCCCACAGGCGCGTGTTGAGGCTCCGAAGGCTGCTGCCCTCAAGGCAGAGGTTAAGGCTCTCAGGCGCGAACTGGAGGCCCTCAAGAGAGAGGTCGCTGAACTGAAGAAGAGAGGCAACGGTCGCCGTAAGGGTTCGGGTGCTGGTCAACGTGCTGGTCGAGCTATGAAAGATGAAAATGGTGTAGTCCATCAGGGCCGAGGCCGTTTTCAGGGTGAAGGTAAACGCCGCAAGAAGGGCGAAAAGAAGGTTGAGGTCGAGAGACCTGACTGGGAAGCAATTCGTCAACGCATGGGCGAGTTCAGGAAGAGCAAGAAGTAATGCACGGGGAGGAGTTCTCATCCCTTCATCAGCCAAAGAGCATGAAGGTGTTTCTATTTTAGAGAACTTCTCCCTTTTTAGTACACGGGCTAGAGGAAAACTCTCACGGTGACGGGGTAAATAGCGAAAGAAATTGCTGCTGGTATCCATGATCACAGCCCACCAAAACAAAGGAAAAGATAGTTATGAAGATGAATCCAGTTTATAGACCCGCCATTGGGTTGTTTATGATCGGTATTGTGTTGTCTCTAATGAGTATGACACTTCCCTCAGCAAAGATAACCTATCCTCGTCGGTGGATTCCGATGTGGGAAGGAAAGCGTGAGAGCATTATGATCCACACCGACAATATTGTCACCGTGGAGCCTAAGTTCGATCCTGCACTTCTTCTCGCCAATACCAGAGTTCTGAATAAGAAAGCTGCTTGGCTCGATGTAGTCCTTGCAGACGGTAGAACCCTCCAAGTCTTTGAGCCGTTCGATGAGTTCCTTGAGCGCATTAGGAGGAGCCAATAATCATGGCTTTACCCCACGAATCGTTTATCCAGTACTTAGGTTCACAAATCAAGCCTAATGTTTACCTTGAACTGGGAGTTGATGAAGGCAACACCTTTAAACTGATTGCCCCCTTTGTCTCCAGAGCTATTGCTGTGGATATGAAAATGCCTAAGAGCGTAGAAGACTTTGAGACGTATGAAATGAAGACGGACGAGTTTTTCGCTGATGGCTGGTTTCAAGATGAGGCTGACCTGATTTTCATTGATGCTGATCACACTTATGAGGGCGCAAGGAAGGATCTAATTAATTCCTTAAAAATCCTGAGTGATGACGGGATGATTATCATGCACGATACTGATCCCGTTAGTGAAACTTACAAAGACGATCCTGAACGATGTGGGGATGTTTATAAAATCATTGACGAGATCGAAGAGGATGCCAAGGGAGAGTTTGAGGGCATCAACGTAACTACGCTCCCTATTGGAGATGCAGGACTGTCCCTGATTACGAAGAAGAAGTGCAGCAGAACGCAGCAGAGATCTTCTAATCCAGAGAGAGTAGACACCGCAGGGAAACTAAAGCCTAAGTTTTATGTTCCTACCGCTTACGGGTTCAACGAGAGCCCCTACAAACAATACTAAGATGAACTGCCAAGCCCCACTTAGACAGCGCATGAAGTACATGATTGTGTGGATGGCAGTAATGAGTATTGCCGCTGTCATTTTGTCAGTTAAAGGAAATTAATTATGATTAGACCGCTAAGAAACTATATTATCGTCAAGAGAGAGGCAGCAGAGACTACCTCAGCATTGGGTATCATTATCCCTGAAGCCGCACAGAAGAGTTCTGATGTAGGCACAGTAGTGGCCGCTGGTCCCGGAAATTTAGAACGAGGGGAGAGAGTTCCTCTTGACGTAGAAGTAGGGGACAGAGTTATGTTCGCCCAGTTCACGGGGAAAGAGGTAGAGGTAGATGGAGAGTCCATGCTAATGATGGTCGATACTGACTGTTACGGTGTGATGGAATAACTACATATGGTATGAAAGTACCATTAACTATTATCGTGCGCGAAAAGACACCTAAAGAGAAACATGATGACGAGGTAACAGCTACCCTCATCATATGGAGTATAGCCTTTGTTGTAGGGATCACCACACTCGGTGTCATCTTAATTAACCTATTCACTCCACTATGAAAGAGCTTCTTTTTATAACTCTCCTCTCGCTGATCAGTTGTGAGAGTAACGGTACTACCCATAGTGATGAGCCTGAGTTATTTCCAAGGCCAACAGTCTGGGCAAGCACTAACAATGGAGAACAGTTTGCGGCTGCTGGAGTACGCGCCACTTTTGATCTACCTGAGTTAGCACACACCTGCTCACAGTTTCTCCGTATGCCCGCATCTGAGCAGGTAACAAATGTAACTGGGCCTGATGGTGGAGAAGCAACCTATTTTACCACAGGTGACGTTGTAACCATCGACTTCAATGGGTATGTAAAAGGTAACATCACTCTCGATGGTGTCATATTCATTGATGATATCCAAGCTTTGGGTACGATAACGCAAGGAGGAGGCACCTTCATTGTTGATGCTACCCTGCGTATGTTTGATCTAGAGTATGAGCTAGGAGCAGGTACCTTTTTACTCAACACAGAATTAGCCTTCCGATTAGAGAATAGAGAACTACTAGAAATCTTTGATCTGGTATTATTTGAGGACATTTGGATTGGCGCAATACAGCTTAAACAAGGATCACGCTGGTTAAGATACGAGACAGACGATGAACTAATCATGAGCGTAGACACAGGCGTATACTCACCTGAGATGAATGGAGTAGTACACCCAGTCACAGATAGCTTCATCTACCTGAACATGCTTACAGGAGAACTACAAGAAGGCTTCATCACCGTAAGAGGTGCAGGAGATTCCTTTGTGGAGATCGAGAGGGAGACACCCACACCATCAAATTTTAATTGCTTCTTCTTTGGTATTGGGTGTGGACTAGAAGTTAGAATAGAGGAGAATGGCATAGAGGGATTTGAAGCAACACAGACCGTGTTACCATCAACTCTTTTGCCCTGATTAACATGAACTTATTCGACACAAAAGGGGAATGTAAGTATTGCGGGAAGGAGACAAGAGCTAAGGCTACCTCCCTCTGCAATGCTTGTTTCCGTTTAGACCTAGCAATCAGGAACAACCCTGACGCAGCAAAAAAGATTATAAAAGACTATGAACATCATCAGGAAACCTTGGGGCCGAGAAGAGTGGCTCATCCTAAACGATAAGTATTGCCTCAAGAGATTATACATTGACGCAGGAAAAAGATTATCTCTCCAGTTCCACGAAACAAAGAAAGAGACAATGATCCTAGAAGAAGGAACATGTGATCTACTAAAGAACGGAGAGACAATACTCATGAGGTATGGTGAACCATATACGATCAATCCTAGAGACGTACACAGACTCCATGCACACAGAGATACAATCATCTTAGAGGTATCAACACCTGAGGTAGATGATGTGGTTAGAGTAGAAGATGACTACGGTAGACCCCCATATAGTAGGAGAAAAGAGGATAAAAAAAGTCAAATAGATGGAGAAAATAGTTAGGGCTGATTTAGGTTAGTATAATGTTAGGTATATTAAATACTACAAGAAAAGTCAAATTAGTTCAGAATTACCCCCCAAACCCCAACAAGAAAAGTCAAATTAGGAGTTTGTTAGTAGTGTTTGCTTGACCCTTTTTAAAGAAACTTAAAAAAACTCACATGGGGGGACCAAACCAGTTCAAAACCAAGTTCAAACCAGTTCAGAAAAAGCTTTCGAACCAACC